CCGTACGTCTCCCTGGACGCGGCCGACGCGCTCGTGCTCGCTGACGGGTACAACCCGCGTGACGTGGCGCTGGCGCCGACCTACGCCGCGAAGTTCTCCGCGCTGCGTGGCACGACCAGCGAGCAGAAGCTGTACCCGAACCTGCGGTTCGGTACGGAGGTCTCCGAGCTGGATGGACACCGGGCCGCGGTGTCCAACACCGTCAGCGGTGCCGGTGTCATCGCGGTCGACACGAAGGTGCTCGCGTTCGTCGGTGACTTCTCCGCGATCCGCTGGGGCATCCAGCGGTCGATCGGGCTGGAGATCATCCGCTACGGCGACCCGGACGGCGCCGGTGACCTCAAGCGCAACAACCAGGTCGCGTTCCGCGCTGAGGTGGTCTACGGCTGGGGCGTCGCGGACCTGAACGCCTTCGCCAAGATCCACGACCTGGTCTGAGAGGGGCTGACCTGATGAAGCGGTACACGCACATCGTCAGCGGCGCCCGCGTGCAGGTCCGTGACGACAAGGTCATGGACTCGTCGTGGAAGCTCCGCGACGAGTCCGAGTCGGGCGACGGCGCCGAGGGCTACGACGCCATGACGGTGCCGAAGCTGAAGGCCGAGATCGACCGGCGCAACACCGACAGGGCCGAGGCCGACCGCATCCCGTCCGACGGCAAGAAGGCGGACCTCGTCGCCGCGCTGCAGCTCGACGACGACGCCAGCACCGATCAGTAGCCGAAAGGGGGTGACCCGTGGCTGAGATCATCCAGGTGTCCGACCTGCCGGCGCGAACGCGACGGCGTCGCGGGTCGCCCCCTGCCTGGCATCCATCGACCCCGTACCGACCGCCGACCAGCTCGCGGAGGCGAAGCTGATTCTGCTGGGTGCGGTCAAGCGGTGGATCGAGGCGGGGGCGGGATCGATCCAGCAGCAGACGGCGGGCCCGTACAGCATCACGACGGACACGCGGCAGCGCACCGGGTTCAACCTCTGGCCCAGCGAGATCGACGCGCTACAGGCGCTCTGCCGTGACTCCGCCCCCGCGGCGGCGTTCTCGGTCGACACCGCCCCCGGCTGCGGCAGCATCCACTCGCCCGTCTGCTCGCTGGCCTTCGGGGCGCTGTACTGCTCGTGCGGCGCCGACATCGCCGGCTACCCGCTGTACGAGGTCACGCCGTGACGGTCGCGTTCCCCTATGGGGAGATCGTCGTGGTCGTCCGCGCCGGTTTGGCCGACGACGGGTACGGCAACCCGACCCAGGACTGGAACGCCACCACCAGCACCACCTACGGCGGGTGCGCGGTGGCGCAGGGCGCGAAGGGCGGGGCGACCGAGGACCTCACCGGGGACCGCAACGTTGTGGTCTCCGACCTGATCGTGTTCATGCCGTCCGGCGCCGATGTGCGTGCCACGGACCGGCTCGAGGTCCGCGGCCGGCAGTACGAGGTGGTCGGGGAGCCGTTCGACTGGATCAACCCGTTCACCGGGACGGCGTTCGGCACGGTCGTCTACTGCAACCGGGTGGAGGGCTGAGATGTCCATCAGGGTGACGCGGGTGAAGCTGAACCGGCGCGGTATGCGGGTGCTGCTGCGGTCGACCGGCACGCAGGACATGCTCGCCGTGAAGGCCGGCGCGGTCGTGGCAGCGGTGGACGCCGCCGGCATCCGGGTGGAAGGCGTACCGGGCCGGATACCGCTGCCGGTCACCGTCACGGTTTCCGCCGGCGCGGAGCGGGCCCGTGCCCGGGTGATCCTCGATCATCCGGCCGGCGCGGCGGTGGAAGCCAAACACGGCGTCCTCACCTCGTCGATCGACGCCGCCCGGGCCGTCTGATGCACCCGGTAGCGCTGTACCCCGATGCCGAGCTCGTCGGGTTGACGTGGCTGCGGGCGGCGCTGGCCGCCCGGTCGGAGCCGTACGCGGCCGGCGTCACCGTCGGCACCAAGGTCGCGCCCGCGCAGTCCCCGGGCCGGTACGTGCGGCTGCGTCGGCTCGGCGGCGTCGAACTGCACCTGGTGGCCGACTCCCCGCGGTTGCAGGCGCAGGTCTGGTACTCCACCGGCGCGGTCACCGACGAGATGAACCGGCAGGCACTGGCCCAACTCGTCTGGGCGCTCCTGCGGGGCGTCCGCGGCCAGGATGTCGCGATTCCCGGCTGGCCGGTGCCGGTGACCTGTTACCGGGTGGCCACGTTCGGCGGCCCGGCCAATGTCCCGGACCCGGCCGACTCCAGCCGCACCATCACCCAGCTCACTGTCGAGATCGGCATGCGCGGCCGCGCAGCCTGACCCACCGGAGGAACCCGTGGCTCGTGCCGCCATCCCCGTCACCATCATTTCCCGCACCGGCGTCGCGCCGGTCGCCGAGACCAACGGCGACCCCGTCAACAACCACACCGTCGCCAACGACGGCCGAACCGTGCTGTTGGTGCGCAATAGCAACGGCGCAGCGGTCGCCCGGACGCTGACGGTCCGCCTGTCCGGGGCGGTCGACGGCCAGGGCATCACCCCGCGCACCTATTCGATCCCGGCCGCCGCGTCCCGGTACATCGGCCCGTTCGGCACCACCGAGTACGGCACGTCGATGCAGGTCGACGTAGACAACGCCGAGCTGAAGCTCAGCGCGTACCGCATCTGACCCTCTCGCACGTCGCGCCCGCGACGTCCCACCCGGCGACCGACCGCCGGGCCCTCGCCATGCCCGAAGGAGAGAACCATGGCGGTCGACATCGACCTGATCCGCGCGTACACCGACGGCGCGGTCTACACCCACGACGTGGGCGCCACCATCACCGCGCCCACCGACGCGTCCACCGCCCTCGACGTGGACTTCATCGAGGTCGGCGCGATCTCGTCGGACGGTCTCACCGAGGCCACCGATCAGGAACGCACCAACGTCTTCATCTGGCAGAACGCCGCCCTGGCCCGCACGATCTCCGGCGAGTACACCAAGACGTTCGCCTTCGCCGCCGCTGAGACCAAGCTGTTCAACCTGGGCTTGCAGTACCCGGGCAGCACGGTGACCTCCACCACGGAGGGCGCCAGCGTCGCCGAGAAGCCGCCGACCAGCGACATCCGGGCGTGGGTGCTGCACGGTCTCGACGGCGCCAACCGGGCGCAGCGGATCTACCTGCCGAAGGCGGAGATCACCGAGCGGGGCGACGTGGTGTGGTCGGCCGAGGGCATCACCGTCTACGAGTGGACCCTGACCTGCTACGTCGACAGCAACGGCGTGGTGGCGTACCGGTATTACATCGACGCGGACATGGCCACGCCGTAACCGCTACGACACCTCGCCGACCGCGCACGTCTTCCCGCCGGGCACGTCGAGGACGGCCATCCCGGTGCCGGCGGCGGTCTGCCCGGCCGCGATGTCGGAAATCCACACCGACCCGTCGCCGACCCGCACCCCGTTGGCGTCCTTCACGACCACCTGCACCCGGTAGCTGGCGGTCCGCCGCGTCTTGTTCGTGGCGGTCACCCCGATTCGGGCCGTCCGGGTCTCGTCGTCGATAACACACGAGGTCACCGTGGCGGCCGGGTCGGGTTCCAGGTCCTGGATCAGGGATCCAGCGGCGCCCGTAATGGTCAGGATCACCGCCGGGACGATCATCAGGTAGCCCAGCACCAAGCCGGCGACGGCGGCACCGCGGCCAGCCTGCCGGCCGGGCCGGGTTGCCGGGATCGCCAGGTGACCGAAGATGACGGCGAGCAGGCACGGGATACCGAGCAGGCACCAGCCGCACAGCGCTCCGACGATGCCAAGCACCAATGATGCGATGGCCAGCCCCGATGTGGGCGGTTTCACCGGCGCCACGAAGACAGGCGACACGGGCACGACGGGCACGACGGGGTACGGCTGCGGCTGCTGTGGGTGCATCCGGCCATCGTGACGACTGCTCGCAACCGAGTCATCACCCGACAGGGCTTGATGCCCTGCCTGATCGCACCGGTGGGCCCGTCAGCGGGCGCGGGGCCCGCCGGTGTCCAGCCCGCACGCCCGCTCGAAGGGGGTCCGGCCTTGGCCGCACCTACCGACACGCACCGGCAGTTCGCCGCCGACGCCCGAGCACTGTTCATCGCCTTCACCGACGTGGGGTTCACCGAAGACCAAGCGACGGCCCTGCTGTGTCAGCTCATCACGCCGCCTGCCCCGGGTGACCCCCGACCGGGCCGGCAGCAGCGTTCGGCCGCCGTCGCGCGGCTGCTCGACCAGAAGAGACCCGCAGACCGAAGCCCG